GTCAAATCAGCATGTACGGGCATCAAGTGTCCATTACTACGTGGGTGGGGGATATCAGAGAATGCCCCAGCATGAACATTGTCCATGGAGCTGGTCACAATGAACTGATTCTGGCTCACAACATTTTCAACAAAACCCTGCTTGCCATCAGTTTCCACAATAGCAGCAAAACGGCCGATGACGCTTTTGGGCGAATCGAATTCGATCACGAGTTCAACCCGTCCATTTCCTTCAAAGTCAAGCATTTGACGACGATTGAGCTTGTAGGTAAGAGAGCCAAAACCTCGATTTCGCTCGAGTCGCTCGTCACTGTCAACGAATTCCGGGCCGGTAGCAATAGCGTCATACGCCATGTCCACTTGCCTGTAAGTTACGAAGCCACCAACATCGGCTGCAGCAGTGCCGTCCTCAAAAGAGATGCCGGCCGCAACAAGCCTAGCTCCTACCTCAGAAGAGGCTGAGTAGGAGCCAACGTGGGTGTTTCCGTTAGACCAGTGGCAATCGACGATGTAATCCCCAGTAGAATCAGGGTCTGTCTTACTGAAGATCAGTATCATCCTGGTTATGGTTGCAGTGATCTCCCGACCTATCTTTGCACAGTGTGCAGGTAAAAATGAGTCAGGGATCGGAATTGCTGGAGCAGCAAATGGGTTGGCCAGTGCGGCAATATACCGTGCCTGAGCAGCGTGGCCTTCATTGATAAAATCAACGTTTGGGGGAGATAAAGCGGCTCCCCCGGTCCTAGCATTGTTCTTATTCTTAGTGTTAGTCATAACACAAGAGCGACAGAAGCCGAACAGCCGCGAATAAGTCTTTCCTAACTAGGTGTTCAAATTCCTGTACAACCATGGGATTGAGATCAAAAGCTTTACAATAACTCAAGAATGCTCTCTTGGTATAAGTCCCCGGAACAACGGGGATTTTAACCAGCCCTTCTTGTCTCATCCAATAGGCTAGACCACCCTTAAGTTCACCCTCCAACCGCTCTTTTCCGCAAGAGCTAAGTGCGTTGTAAAACACACCGATCAAAGGGCAATCTGCATAAAGAGATAGCCCGCACAAGCCGACATCACGTAAGTAATTGTCATAATGCGCTACGCCTCTAGACGAGATGGCAATCATGTCTTTGAACACACTCGTCGGTTTCCTGACCATCATCCACCCGCTGTCAAGATGGACAGGTTTCATTTGACAGAACTCAATGTGCTCAACGGTGTATACAGGGTCTTCAGCGACCATGTTGAAACCGTATGCTACAAAGAAGAGATCAAAACCCTCAAGAAACCTCTCAAGATTGTCACTCTCCATTATAACAACAGAATCATCTCCGTTATTCACTAGTTTGAATTCAAAACCCAGTGCTTCCTTCCAATGAAGTAACACAGAGGTCATCAAAATCAC